ATTAAAACCAAATAGAAAGATATTAAGGGGTCCACCAGGACCCCTTTTTATTTATCGTAAAATAATAAAAATAATTAAAATAACTTGCATTATATTATTATTATTTTTTATATTTACAATGTAGTGAGAAACAATAAAACAAATATGGAGATAAAAATGACATACTTAGAAAAAACAACAGGACTTGAAAACTTTTTAAATTGGGAACAAAAACAATATCATGGAGATATTGATATACTTAAACCAGGGTATGTTGATGCTGAAGGTGCTGAATGGGATGGGCTTGGTATCACATATGAAAGTGTAAGACAATGCAGTTGTTCTGATTGTGGTGAGAAAGTATCTGAATTAGAATTAAGAACATTTAAAAGAGATTCCAAAGTAGATGAAGA